TATTCTACTTGACGTACCCAACCTAGGCGCGGCAGGGGGGGGGGGTGAATGAGCCCGTATTCAGCCGCGCGTGATCCGAGCGATTTCAGTCATCAGCGTCTCGATGGAATGCTCCGCCTTTGCCGAAAAAGAGCGAAGAGCAGGGACAATTGGCGTGCCTTTAAGGCTCGTGGAGCGGTCAAAGACTACATTGAAGTAGACTGTCTCTTGGCCATGAAATTCCATGCCCGGTGGATATCGGAGGATTTCTATCTGCTCTTTCATCGGGTCCCACGTTCTGTCTTTTGGGGGGGCCCAAGTGACGCCTGCGGGATCGGTGATAACGAACTTCCCGGGCCCCAACGCGCGGGCGATGTCGCCGCCAACGGCGAAGCCGGTGGAGTGCTTCCTGTTGGCTACTTTAGCGAGCTCTCTCGAAACGTATTCATCGGTCGTACCAGAGTCCAAAGTGCCGTATGGCTTGAGTCCGAGAAACGTAGGCCAGAGCTTTTCAGGGATCTTACAGCTTTTTCCTCGCAGTCGCTTTTCACACCCGGATTCAGAATCCGCCCAAGGGAAATAGATTGTGTCGTTAGGTCTGATTGTCTTGTCGATGGCGGCACAAGCGGCGAAGGCGGCTTGGTCAAAGGCGTTCCTAAAGCAGAGCATGGATTCGTTAAAGCGCCGCTCAATCTCATCAAGCGGGAAATCAATTGTCCTGACGTACTCAATAACCTGCTCTTGCGTTTTCGGGTCAACATAGGCCCTTCGAGCATATGGGTTGAGACTGAAAAAGTGCCCAATGACAGATTCAAGCTCATCGAGAGCTTTTACACCCCATCGGAGAGATTTTTGGGAACTACTGAATGACGACATGCGCTCAATTGTGAGTGACTATCAATTCGGATTGTCCTCTTTGTGATGTCTTATCTTATCCATCGCGCGCTCAAACCTTTCCTCGGCCTCGGTGGCGCTTAGTTCGCCAGAGGCTTCGAGTTCTTCTACGGCTCGGCGGAACCTTTCCGCCTGCTCTTCCGGGTTCAGTTCGCTCTTCTTCTTTGGCATCAGACACCAATCGTTTCGTAGGTGAGCCTCTTTCCGACGATGCCCTGCAGCGCCAGATCAGCGCGCACGGTATCGTCAGCGCCGCGAGCCTGACGATTGCTATAGCGGAAGTCAAACTCGGCCAGATAGCGGTGCAGGTGCTTCTCAGCGCAGTGCTGGTACACGCCGCGCATCCCGCGTTTGAAGATCGAGAAATAGCCTTCGATGGTGTTGGTGTGGACGTCGCCGCGCACGTATTCGTCGGCGCGGTGGTTCACCCATTCATGGCTGTATCCGTCGCGATTGAGAGTGCTGTAGTGGCTTGCTTCGTCACTGTAGATACGGGCCTCTCGGGCGATGTTTTCGCGCAGGATCGGCAGAACGGTGGATTTCTTGAGATCCTTGACGACAACCGACTTGGCGCGACCAGTGTCGCGGTCCACGAGCGAAAGCACCTTGCGCTTGTGTCCAACGCCCCTGCGCACCTTCTTGCCTTCGGCGCGGCCAATGAAGGTTTCATCGGCTTCAACGGCGCCGCCGCCCGAGCCGAAAAAGAACTCGCCATCTTCGCGCATCGCTTCTCGGATACGGTGCGACATGAACCAGGCGGTCTTGAGGGTGACGCCGAGGGTGCGATGCAGCTGGTTGCTGCTGATGCCCTTCTTGCTGGCGCACATCAGGTAGATCGCTTGCAGCCAAAGGTGCATCGGCACATGGCTGGACTCGAAGATGGTGCCGACTTTCACGGTGAAGGGCTTTCGGCACTTGTAGCACTTGTACGCGCCTATGCGGGTGCTCTTGCCCTGCATCTTGGACACGCGCTCACGCTCACCGCACTTCGGGCAGGTCGGGCCTTCCGGCCAGACCCGCGCCTCAACATATGCGTAGGCGGCTTCTTCGTTGTGAAACTCGGGGCGGGAAAGAACAGACATGGCGTATCTCCTTGATCCCAAGATAGGAAATCAGGATGGGTACGTCAAGTATAATATCGCCATTGTTAAGCGCGACCGCTTCCGCATCATGACGGGCATCAAGTCCGATTACGATCCACTCAGCGATTACACTTGGTGAATGGCTTTCATCCCGGCGCTTAACGTCGTCGTCCTGGAAATAGCAAAGTCAGGCTCAAGGACGCTCGGCTGGTATGAGCGCGACGCAAAAATTAGACAAGAAATACAAGCAACGGAAAGAGGTTAGATCGCAACAATGGCAGGCAGAAAGGGCGAAAAGTTCTGGGCCGATGCTGTAATGCGTGCGGTCAACCGCAGGCTCGAAAATGAAGAGGGCAAACCGAAGAAGCTGGACCGTCTTGCGGATAAGCTGGTGGACGCTGGCCTAGAGGGCGACACGACGGCTCTGCGGGAAATTGGCGACAGGCTGGATGGCAAGCCCAAGCAGACTGTTGATAGCAACACGACCATTGACGGCCAGCTTGAACTGGTGAAGCGGATTGCGCGTTGAAATACCTGTTGCGCCGGTCTTCGAGCCTTTGCTTAAACCGGCGCGCTTCAAGGGCACATACGGCGGGCGCGGTTCCGGCAAGTCTTGGTTCTGGGCGGGAGAAACAATTGACGCGCTACTTAGCGGCCTGAATGTCTTATGCGTTCGGGAGGTGCAGAACTCTATCGCGGATTCGGTGAAGGCGCTTATCGAGGGGCGCATTACCGAATTTGGCCTGGATGACTATTTCGAGGCGACGGACAAGGAAATCCGCTGTCCGGCAAGTGGCGGGCGAGCGATTTTCCGGGGGATGCAAAACCACACGGCGGCGTCCATTAAGTCACTTGAGGGCTTTGATCGCGCTTGGTGGGAGGAAGCACAAACGGCATCGCAGTATTCGCTGGATCTGTTAATTCCGACGATCCGCAAAAACGGCAGTGAATTGTGGTTTAGCTGGAACCCGGAAAGCGAAGACGACCCGGTTGAGTTCTTGCGGCAAAGCCCGCCGGACGGCGCTGTGGTGATCCAGGCGAATGCGGCGGATAACCCGTGGTTCCCCGAAAGCCTGCGGGAAGACATGGAACGCGACCGCAAGCGCGATCCTGACAAGTATAGCCATGTGTGGCTAGGCGAGTATCGCGGGCTTTCAGAGGCGCGGGTGTTCCGCAACTGGCGGGTTGGCGAAATGACGCCGCCGGAAAACGTGGTTTGGTTCTACGGCGTGGATTGGGGCTTTGCGAAAGACCCGAGTGCCGGGCTTCGGTGCTGCGTCATTGACAGGCAGACGCTTTACATCGACGCGGAGGTTTACGAGGTTGGCGTTCCGAATGAGCGCCTTCCGGTGCTGTTGAATGGCCTGCCCAACGCCTCGCTTTGGCCGGTGACGGCAGACAGCGCCCGGCCCGAGACAATCGACTATGTAAAGCGCCACGGCTTCCCGAAGATGCGCCCGGCCAAGAAGGGCAAGGGCAGCATTGAGGACGGGGTGATGTTTTTGCAGGGCATGGACATCGTGATCCACCCGCTTTGCGTGAACACGATTAACGAGTTTCGGAACTACGCTTACAAGACCGACAAGAAAACGGGCGACATTCTGCCCGTCATCGAGGACGCCAACAATCATCTTATGGACGCGCTGCGCTACGCGGTGGAGGGGTTGCACCGCAAGGGCAAGATGCTGCCGACCGTGTTTGACGCGCCCCGTCGTCGTGACCGCTACGAGCGCCGCGAAGACCTGGAAGATGGTTTTGACTGGAAGGTTGCCTGATTATGGACGTTGCATCGCTTGTTGAAAAGTTCAATGAGGCCGAGCGTGTAACGTATGACGCCCGCCGTGAAGCAGAACGGGCCCGCGATTATTGGGACGGGAAGCAGTTGACAGAGGCGGAAATGTCGGCGCTGAAAAAGCGCGGTCAGCCGCCCATTGTTATCAACCGTGTCCGCCGCAAGATTCAGTGGCTGAAAGGGCTGGAAGTCAAGCAGCGCACAGACCCCAAGGCGTTCCCGCGCACGCCGGAGGATGAAGGCGCGGCGGAATCGGCAACGGACGCGCTGCGCTTCGTGGCGGATAATACGCAGTTCGACCGCAAGAAATCTTCGGTTTGGGAAAACATGCTGGTTGAGGGGTTCGGCGGCGTGGAGATTGTCCACCGGGCCAAGCGTGACGGCGACGTGGATATTGTCGTAAATCATTACCCGTGGGACCGGCTGTTTTACGACCCATATAGCCGGGCGCATGACTTTTCCGACGCGCGGTATCTCGGCGCGGTTGTCTGGCAGGACAAGGAAGACCTGCTGGAAGAGCACCCGGACAAGAAGCGGATCATCGAACAGATGCAGACGGACGCGCAATCGCTGTCCGACACTTACGACGACCGCCCCAGTGGCGGGCTTTGGTATGACGCCAAGCGCAATCGCGTCCGTGTCGTGCTGATGTGGTATAACAAGGCTGGCGTCTGGTATTGGTGCAAGTTTGTCGAAAAGGACAAGCTGGGCGAAGGTGAGAGTCCGTATGTGGACGAATACGGCGAAAGCGTTTGCCCGCTTATCATGCAGTCGCTTTACGTTGGGCGGGATAACGACCGATACGGGATTGTGCGGGATATGTTCGGCCCGCAGGACGAGGTGAACAAGCGCCGCTCCAAGGCGCTGCACCTGATGACTATGCGGCAGGTCCGTGTTGCGCCGGGCGCTGCGATGAACCGCCGGGAACTGAGCCGCGAACTGGCCCGCCCCGACGGCATCGTGGAGGCGGAAGCGGATGACTTCGAGGTGCTGCCGACCGCCGACATGGCGTCGGCTCACGCATCGCTTCTGCAAGAGGCCAAGGCCGAAATTGACATGATGGGGGCCAACGCGGCCCTTGAAGGCGAAACGGGCGAAAGTTCGTCCGGTCGCGCTGTCCTGGCCCGTCAACAAGGCGGCATGGTGGAAATCGCGCCGGAAATGGATGAGCTGCGCCACTTCACCCAGCGGTGTTTTGAGGCGTTCTGGCAGCGCATTAAGCAGTTCTGGACCGGCGAGAAATGGGTTCGGATTACCGACGACGAGCGCAACACGCGCTTTGCCGGAATCAACCAACCCGTCACCTTTGGGCAGATGCTTGGGCAAATGCCGCCGGAACAAGTGCAGCAGGTGGCGATGGAAATGCAGCTTCGCCCGAATGACCCGCGCCTGTCTGCCGTTGTGGACGTGCAGAACGATGTGACGCGGATGCAGGTGGATATTATTCTTGAAGAGGCGCCCGACCGGATTACGCTTGCGGGCGAAACCTTCGAGGCGCTGATGAAATACGGGCAGATCATTCCGCCGGACGTTCTTATCGAGGCTGACCCGACGATGCCCGCCAGCAAGAAAGAGAAATTGCTTGAAATGATGCAGCAGCGACAGCCCGGCCCGCAGGAGCAGGCCGAAATGGCGAAGTCGCAGGCTGAACTTGCGAAGACGCAAGCCGAGATAGTCGAGACCCAGACACAGGCGCAGGAAAACTACGCCGATGCGGTCAAGACTATGCAGGAAGCTCAGTTGGAGCGCCTGCAAGCCGCCGCCGGGCTTTAATCGGGCGCAAGGGTGCCGCCGACCCATAACGGGCGAAATGCCGCCGCCGGGCTAACGGGCGTTTCGTAAACCTCACGAGACGGGGAATCCATGTCTGACCTTGAAAGTGTGATCTCGGGTGAAGAACCCGAAACCGACAAGTCTGTCGAGGCGCAAGAGCCGGAACAGCAAACCAGTGAGCAGCAGCCGGAACAGCAGGAGGCCGAAGCGCAGAGCGCAGAAGCCGAAGGCGCTGAATCCGGTGATGGCGAAGAAGGCAACGAGAACGAGCCAACGGTTCCTCTCGCGGTCTTCAAGTCCATGCGGGACGATCTGAAACAGCAGCTTGACCAGTTCAAGCGGCAGATCGGTCAGCAGCAGAAAGAGCCAGAACCCGAGCCGGTCAAGCCGCCGGACATGTTCGAGAATCCCGAAGCCTATCAGAGCTTCATGCAGAGCCAGATGCAACAAATGATTGCCTCTGCGCGCGCTGACATGAGCCAGGCGATGGTGGAGCAGGAATATGGCAAGGAGGCGGTCAACGAGGCTCTTGACGCGGTGAAGGCGCAACCTGCGCTGGCCCGTCAGTTCATGAATGACGCGCACCCATACGCGAAGCTCATGGAATGGCACCAGTCCCAGAAAGTGGCCCAGGAAATCGGGCCTGACCCTGCTGCTTACCGGGAAAAGCTGGAAAAGGAACTTCGGCAGAAAATCGAGGCAGAAATGGCTGCGAAGCAAGCGCAGGAGATGGCGGGCAAGAAAGCGCCGTCTCTTGCTGGTGTTAACGGCAGCGGCGGAAATACCGACCCCGGTTGGCAAGGGCCAAGCGATCTGAATGCCCTGATCGGGGAATAGGTGCCGCCCATACAGGCAAGGAACCTAAGAAATGGCTGATACTTCGGCTGCATCGGGCCTTACGGTCCAACAGTGGGACGATAAGTTCTTCAAGGAATACTTCCAGGAGAACCGCTTTCGTGCCGAAATGGGCACGTCGCCCAACAACGTGATCCACGTCAAGGAATTTGGCTCTTCCAAAGGGAAGACCATGACCTGGGCGCTGGTCAATCGCCTCACTGGCAGCGGCGTCACCGGCTCTTCCACGCTGGAAGGCAACGAAGAGGCGATGGACAGCCGTGATTTCACGCTGGACATCACCAAGCGCCGGAACGCGGTTCGTGTTTCCGACATCGAAGAGCAGTATTCGGCTATTGGCCTGCGCAACGCGGCCAAGGAGGTGCTGAAAGACTGGGCGATGGAGGACACCCGCGACCGCATCATCGAGCGGATGCACGATGTGCAGGGCGTGGCCTACGGGTCCGCGACCGAGGCGCAGAAGGATGCGTGGCTAGATGACAACACCGACCGGATTCTGTTCGGCGCGGTTCAGTCCAACCTGTCCACGACGTCCCCGGCGGGTGGCGCGACCTACGACCATTCGGCGTCCTTGGCCAACGTGGACAGCACGGACGACAAGTTCAGCACGTCCATTGCGGCTGTGATGAAGCGCATGGCGCTGACGGCTTCGCCCAAGATTCGTCCGATCCGTTCGGACAGCACCGGGCGTCGCTACTTTATCGCTTACTGCCACCCCTACGTTTTCCGCGACCTCAAGTCGGACAGCACCCTGCAAAACGCGCAGCGTGACGTTTCGCTGCGTATGCAGAATGAAAAGCTGTTCAAGGGCGGCGACGTTGAATGGGACGGCATCATCTTCAAGGAAATTGATGATATGCCGGTTCTGTCGGGTGTTGGCGCTTCGTCCATCGACGTGTCTCCGGTGTTCCTCTGCGGTGCCCAGGCGATGGCCTATGGCATCAAGAAGCGGTGGTATACGGCGGAAGAAAAGTTCGACTACGGCGACAAGCACGGGGTTTCGATCAACGAGATCGGCAACTTTGGCAAGTTCACGTTCTCGGACGGTTCGGCCACCAAGGACCACGGCATCGTCACCGGCTACATGAGCTGCGTGGCAGACAGCTAAGATTGGTCGGGCACGGTGAGCATGACGCTGGTTTACCACGCGGACGGTTCGTAATGCGCGCGCGCTTTGTGGGGCCGCACAAGCGGTTTCCCTTGCATGGCTTTACCTTTGTCCGGGGCGAGTTCCGGCCCGCCCCGGACGCATTGAGAGACGAATTGCAGCGGCATCCGTGGTTCGAGGTGGAAGATGACGAAAACGGCACTGGACGTGACGACGGAATCGCTGCGGCTGATCGGGGTAACGGCGGTGGACGAAAGCGCAAGCGCGGACGACCACGCAAGAGCGAAAAATCACCTGGAGGCGATTTACGCGGAACTGGACGAAACGCACGGGCTGGCATTGGAGTGGACAGTGGAGACGGTGCCTGATCGCCTGTGGCAGCACATGGCGGCAGCGGTCGCCGGTTCGATCTGCACGGCCTACGGGAAAGAAGAGTTTTTGCCGCTGCGCCGCGAGGGCATCGCGGGGGTGATGCGTGACGAGTTCGGCGGCGAACCTGACCGCCCCACATCGGCGGTGTTTTACTGATGCCACTGGTTCCCTTTGTCCGGCAATCAAAGACCGACCCCGGATATAGCGGGGAACGGCTGGTCAACTGGTTTCTGCGCCCCGCAGATACGGGCGTGACGAGCGGGGTTCTTGTCGGGCGGTCGGGCCTCGACAGCGAGGCGAGCGGCCTTGGCGGAAAGGTCCGGGCCGCGATCCAGTTCGGTGCAAACGTCATCTTTGTTGCGGGCGGCGCTGTCTGGAGGTTTGACGGGTCAACCGCCACCAATGTCGGAACGGTAACGGACGGCGAGACCTCGATTGCGGCAAGCGGCACGGAAGTCGCTATCGTGGTCGGTGGAGCGTATTACATCTGCGACGGGTCCAGCACCGCGTCCTATTTCACGGGGGCGATTAGCAATCCCGTCGGCGTGACGTTCCAGGATGGCTATTTCGTCGTCATCGGCACCAGCGGCGGGCGCGATGACGGACTGACGGTCAGCGGGCTTGATGACGGAACGACTTTTGATGCGCTGGATTTCGCTTTCGCGGAAAATTCACCGGACGGCCTTGTGGCGGTCATTAGCGACCACGGGGAATTGTGGCTGTTCGGGAACAGGACAACGGAAGTCTGGTATAACTCGGGCAACCCGGATTTTCCGTTCGAGCGCAACGCCGGGGCCTTGATGGAAATGGGCTGCGGCAACGGGCAAACGGTTGCCAAGGAAGATAACAGCGTATTCTGGCTTGGGCATGACAACGTGGTTTACCGGGCTTCCGGGGCCACGCCGCAGGTTATCTCCACGCGAGAAATCGAGGAAGCGATTGCCGGGTCCACGATTGAGGGCGGTTTTACCTTCACGGATCGGGGGCACAAGTTCTATGCGCTGCGCAGAACAGGCGACACGACGCTTTGCTTTGACCTGACCACGGGGCTTTGGTGCGAACGCGCGGCGGGGCTGGATGATAGCCCGTGGCCCTGCACTTGCCGCGCGACGCTTTCGGGCACGGAGTATTTCGGCACCGATGACGGGTATGTGGTGACGCAGAACGCGGCCACCTACACGGACAAGGGCAGCACGTTCCAAAGCGAAGCGGTTTCCGCGCCGGTCATGCAGAACGGCAATTACTTCACCGTCAACAAGATGCATTTGCAGGTGGAAATGGGGCAGGTTGACCGCCCCGACAGCGACCCGCCCGAAATCGTGCTGCAAACATCAAAGGATGGACGCAACTGGTCTTCCGAGAAATGGCGCGAACTTGGCGATCTTGGCGAGTATTTCCGCCGCACGGCTTGGCACGGGCTTGGGGCGTTCCGGCGCTTCCAGGCGCGTATTCGCATCATGGAGCCGGTCAAGCGCGATATTTACGGGGTGAAGTATGAGTAATATCCCCCCGATCCGCCCGCGACAGATAATCGGCCACCAGGACCGCAACGGCGTCCGCATGTCGTCGGCCTTCATGCGCTGGCTGGATGATCTGCGGAACACGCTCAATTCCACCATGTCAGACACGATTTCCATTGCGGCGAACACCCGTTACCCGAGGGCGTCCAGCGCCATTGAAGCGGGTCGCGTGGGCACGGCTTACACCGGCGAAAGCGGAGACAGGGCGACGACGCTTTACACGACCGACGCGGCGGAAATCGCTACAACGGAGTATTCATAAATGGCAAAGCGGAAACTTTATGTCGGCCAGCCCGGCACGTCGTCTGCGGCGGTTTATACCGCGACAAATGTCTACGCGTCCGTTTTCGCGGCAACCATTACGAATGTAAGCGCCGGGGCGGAAACCTTTGACGTGTGGCTGGTCCCGAATGGCGGCAGCGCGACGGACGGTAACAAGGTTTACGACGGGGTTTCCGTGGCGTCTGGCGAAACGCTTGGACTGCAATTCCTTATCAACCAGACGCTTGAGCCGGGTGGGTCCATCCACATGGCGGCATCTGCCGGGTCGGCGTTGACCGTTCACATCAGCGGGGACGTGGTGACGTCGTGAAAATAACGGTTGAGCAGGCGCGGGATTTTTTCAGGCATCCGTCTCAGCAATTGGGGGGCATCAAGCCGGAATATCTGCCCGAAGAAGGGTTTGAGTATTGGGCGGAAGGCCCCGTGTGTGGCGTCTTCCACAAAATGCCCTGGCCGGGCGTGTGGGGGGCACATTACGGCGTTGACCCGGCTGGATGGGGAAGGCTTCTCGCCCCGGCGAAATCAGTTCTGCGTCAGTTTTGGGATGCCCATGACTGTTCGCGGATCATCGGGTGGACCCCGAAGAGTAATCGCCGCGCAGTAGCTTTCGCGCGCCGCCTGGGCTTCGTCGTGGACGGTGAAATGCCCGCAGGTGATGAAATTGTCGTAATGCAAGGATGGACACCATGATCGGTGCAGCTGTTGGATCAGTTGTTGGTGGTCTAGCGCAGGCATCTGCCGCAAAATCGGCGGGCAACGCGCAGGCCGACGCGGCAGAAGAGGCCAATCAGACCCAGCGGTATATCTACGATCGGAACGTGGAACTGTCCGCCCCGTGGCGTGATGCCGGGCAGAACGCGCTGATGGCGCTGCAATACGAGTTGGGCGGCGAACGCCCGACCTTTGGCGGCACGGAATACCGAGGCTTTAAGGCAAGCCCCGGCTACCAGTTCCGGCTGGACGAGGGCAATAAGGCCATTGAGCGGATGGCGGCGGCGCGTGGGCTGCGGCTGTCCAGCGGCACCCTGAAAGACGCGGCGCGGTTCAACCAGGGCGAGGCATCGCAGGAATACGGGAATTACTACAACCGCCTTGCAAGCCTTGCGGGCACCGGGCAGACGGCGGTGCAGAACACCCAGCGCCTTGGGCAGAATTACGCCAGCAATGTCGGCGCAAACCTGCGGGCGGCAGGGCAGGCGCGGGCTTCCGGCTATCAGGGCATGGCCAACGCCTTCGGCGGCACGATTAACAGCCTTGGCGGGATTGCCGGGGCGGCGTCTTCGGGCATGTATGGCCCCAACCCCGGCTTTGGGATCACGCCGTCGCCCGCTGGCCTGCAGGCATGGGGGTGGAGCTGATGAACATGCTAATCGCTGACCCGAACAGTTCCTTTATGAACGCCTATGGGCGCGGTCTGGAAATGGGGCGCGGCGTTCAGCAGATGAACCGTCAAAACCAGCTTTTCGACGTATACCGGGAACACGGTCAGGGCATCATGCAGGGCGACCAGAACGCGCTCAATGCCTTGGCCCAGGTTGACCCGGTGCAGGCGTTTGAAATTCGTGGCAGCGCGGAAGCGAACCGGCGGTCGGCGGCGATCGATAGCGCCAAGCTGGATCAAATTCGGCAAGAAACCCGTCTTGCGGCGGCGAAGGAAGCCGAACGGCTGTCGGAGGCAGAAAGGGAACGCGAGGCCCGCGAGACGGCCCGCGCCGTGTCGATGGCCCGCGCGGCTTACGAGCGGGGCGAAAGGGCATTTGGCGAGTTTGTCATGCAGAACGTCAACGCCATTCGGGAAGCGGGCATTGACCCCAATCAAGTCACTTACGAAAGCTGGCCGCAGTTTGAAGCGGGTTTGATCGGCGCGACCGAAGGGCTTTCGGAGGGCTTGAGTTCCGCGCGCGGTCAGCAGCCGGAATACAAGGTTGTTGGTGGCCGCCTTGTAGCGATGGGCCAAGGCGGCGTGCAGGACGTTACGCCGTGGGAAGCTGGCGGCGAAGGGTATCGTCAGGTGCGAGGCTCCGATCTCGGCATGACTGGCGAAAACGCTGAACGCCTGTTCAATATCGGGCCGGATGGCAAGGTGACGGGCATTGGCGGCGCAGGGACCAATGTGACGGTGAATACCGGCGCTGAGTCTAGCCAGTGGGGCGAGCCGCCGAAAGATATGGTTTGGCTCCGGGACGAGCAGGGCAACGTCGTTACTGAGCCAACGCCTGATGGTCGCGGGGTGCGCCCCGTTGCCGTTCCGATAGCGGGCAGCGGGCCGGATCGTGACAGACGAGAAGCCGAAGAAAGCGCAGAAGCCAAGGAAAAAATGACGCGGCGTTACGCTGACGTTGTTTTAGAGGACATTGGCCGAGTTCTTGATGCTGTGGAGAATGACGGCGTGCTCCCTGTCACGGGGGTCGGTTCAGTGCTTTCCAATGTGCCGGGCACAAGGGCGCGCGACGTGGCCGCAACACTGGACACAATCCGCGCCAATGTCGGTTTTGATCGCCTGCAACAAATGCGCGATGCGTCTCCGACTGGCGGTGCGTTGGGGCAGGTCACCGAGCTGGAAAACAGGCTCCTGCAATCGACGCTCGGCAATCTGGAGCAAAGCCAGTCTGAAGAGCAATTCGTCAACAACCTTCGCCGCCTTGAGAAAATCTACCTCGATATTATTCACGGCGAGGGGAATTGGGAAAACGACAATGGCACCATCGTGGTTAGCGACGGTGAATTTCCCAAAGACATTCCCAGCGATGACGTTCGCAATCTTTCCGATGAACAGTTGCTGCGGCGGCTGCAAGGGGGAAGCTGATGGATATTGATGCCCTTCTGGAAGCGGAAAGACGTGGCATTTTGCCGGAAGACAAGAAGCCTCTGCTAGCAGAGGCGCGCCGCCGTGGTCTTGTTGGCAATGAACCGCAGCGCAACTCAGACGGCACCTATGGCGAAGTGCCGGAGGGTATGATTTTTGACCCCCGCACCCAGCGTTACGTTGATGTGGGCGCTATGGCGGATCATGGCATGACACGCGGCAAGGCGGCGGCGGCTGGCGCAGGTCAGGGCGTTTCTTTCGGCTTCATGGACGAAGCCGTTTCCGGGCTTTATGGCGTATCGCGTGCGCTTCGAGGGGAAGACTACGGCGATAGCTACGATTACGCGCTTGAACGCAGGCGCGCAGAAATTGATGCTGCGCGGGAACAATACCCGGCCACCACGATGGTTTCAGAAATCGGCGGCGCCGTTGTCGCCCCCGGTGCAGCAGCCAAGGGTGCAGCGTCAATCCTGGGCAGCGCCGGGCGCGGCGCTATGTCGGGGGGTATCGGTGGCGCGCTATATGGCTTTGGCCAGAGCGAAGGCGGGGTGGAAAATCGCGTCGAAGGCGCGCGCAACGTCGGCACAATCGGTGCGCTTGTTGGCGGTGCAGCGGGCGCTGCAATCCCGGCGGCAGCCCGCGCATCTCAAAAGGCGGCTTCACGTAGAGCGGCACAATCTGCCACTCGCACAGCCCCATCCACGGACGATTTGGCGCGGCAGGGCGATGAAGTATATCGTAGTCTTGACGCCAGAAATGTTCGCATTCGCCCTGACAGCTTCGAGGGGCTTGCGCAGCGCGTGCGCGGTGTCTTGGACGGGGAAGGCGCAACAGCCGCACCCGGTCTGTCCAAGACTGCCAACAGCGCCCTTCGCGCCATCGAAAACCGCGTAAAGAATGGCGGCTCCCTTACCTTGAAGCAGTTGGATTCCATCCGCCGGATTACAAACAATATCCCCCGTGATGCGTCTGACGATGCGATCCGCCATGCCCGGTTGGTCCGCAACGAAATTGACGATTTCGTTTACAACCTAGTGGACGGAGATTTGATGTCTGGCCGGGCCGACAATTTGGGCGCAGAAATCAAGCGGGCGCGTGACTTGTGGAAGCGGATGAAGCAAAGCGGCACCATCCAGGAAGCAATCGAGCGCGCTCAAGATGCGGCCAGCGGTTTTGAAAATGGGCTTCGCGTTGAATTTCGGAAGTTGCTGAAAGACAAAGCGCTTATGAAGACACTGCCGGACGAGGCGGTGCAGGCGATCCGTGAGGTTACGCAGGGGACCGCTCTTGGCAATACACTCAAGAAAGTGAGCCGGATCGGGTTTGGTCTTGGTCAGCAGGGTAGCAGCCTTACGGGAATGTTGGCCTCTGGTGCGGGTGCTGGTGCCGGTGGTGCCGTTGGCGGGCCGCTTGGGGCCGTCGTGGGCGCTACGGCTCCCGCCGTGGTCGGGCGCGCGGCATCGAAGGGGGCGGAACGTGCCACCCTTAATGCGGCGAACCGTGCGGCGGGCGTTGCGGCAACGGGCGCACAAGCCATGCCCCCTGCCGTCGCGCGAAATACTATCCCCAAGGCACTGTCTGGGGCGCAGCGCGCACTTACACCGCTGGAAAGCTATCTGCTGTCAGTTCAAAGCGCCAAGTAAAGCGTCGCCGCCACAATTAGCAGCGGGCCACAAAACGCGCCAATTGTTAGCGCGTTAATCCTGGCGTCGTTTCGCATCTCTCTTACAGCCAAAAGCAGGCAAAGCGTAAGGAGGTTGCCGCCGAATACGGCAACGGCGACGCCAAAGATCAAATCAATATCCATTCTCCAAAAATGGTGTTGGCGGCGGATTTCCGCAAGAGGATCAGTAGGTTTCTCATATCCCGAAGATAGCAACGGGTTCCCCATGAAACAAGTTCTAGCAGACCCCGGCGCATCTTTTGCGCAGGGTTTTCGGATGCGCCCAAACCCCATGATGAACATGCGGGAAGGTGGCGCGCGGGAAAACGTGCTTGCACGTTACGGCGGGCCGACCCGCCCGGCAGAAAATGCCTTGGCGGGCGGTGACGCGGATTTCCTTCGCTACGCCAACGAAAACGCCACCCGCAGCCTGCCGCTGTCACGCGAGCTGGTGTCGGCGCTGTCGTTCCTGCCGGAAATGGGCGTTGAGGTTGAGGTGTTTTCCGGTGGCCAGCCGGGCGAAGGTGACGGCCCGCGCGTCGGGTCCACGCGCCACGACCACGGCAACGCGGCGGACGTGTTTTTCTACAAGGATGGGCGGCGTCTGGATTGGCGCAACCCGGATGACGTGCCGATCCTCCAAGAAATCGTGCGGCGCGGCAAGCAGCGCGGCCTGACGGGCTTTGGCGCTGGCCAGGGATACATGCAACCCGGCTCCATGCATATCGGGTTTGGCAACCCGGCTGTCTGGGGCGCGGGCGGCAAGGGTGAAAACGCGCCGGATTGGCTGCGTCAGGCATATTACGGTTAAGGGGCAGACTATGGCAAAACTCGGGCAACCCACGATTTCGCTTCTGGCGGTGGACGCGAACGGCAAGCCGGTCAGTAACGCGGGGCTATATGTCTACACCGCCGGGACCACTACGCCCGTTACGACCTATTCCGACGAAGCCATGACGACCGCCAACGCGCATCCGGTTGTGGCGAATGCTGCGGGGCGGTTTGGCCCGGTTTATGTGCCGGTCGGCATGTATAAGGTGGACATTCAGGACGGCGACGGCGCGAGCCTTCCAGGCTTCCCGCAGGATGATGTCGGGGTTGCCGAACTGTCCTCCTTCACCGCTACACTGCTTGACGACACCAGCCAGGAAGAAGCGCAGCAGACGCTCGGAACCCCTGTCTGGAAGGACGACGTTACCGCTGTCCTCCTTGCCGACACCAACACTTACACGGCGGGCACCATCATCCGCACCCGCAAGGAGGGGTTTGCCTACGAGGTGGCGGCGAACGGCGCGACCGATCACCACGTCGCCACGGCGGGCGGTGTGAAGCTGTATGTGCTGGCGGGGGAGAACGGGTTGAACGTCAAGGCGTTCGGCGCAGTCGGCGATGGGGTGGCGGATGACACCGCCGCAATTCAGGCTGCCATTGATGCGCTGCCGAGTGGGGGGACCGTCAGCTTTCCGAAGGGTTCTTACTACATCGCAAGCACCGTTCGGCTGACCAGCGGCCTCCATCTGGTCGGGCAGGGCGTGTTCAGGGACTATTTGTATACGGTTGCAGACGGTGCTGGTGCTACTGAAATTATAGTAAACGATGGTATTACCGGATTTGCAGCAAAAGTTGGAAACACTATTGTGCGCGATGGCTCGATCCGCAACATGGGGCTGCGAGCGAAAACGGTAGGCTCGTCTGCGTATGGCAATGCGCCCGCATTCAGCGCGAACACTGTTTGCATTGACACGCGGTATATGCGCGATTTTGTGATTGATAATGTAGACTTCACCTGCTTCGACATGGGGGTGACCAACACGAGTGACTCCGGCGGGCACGAGTCAAGCCGCACGGTCATCACCAATTTTACCGGCCAAGACTGCAATTATTTGTTCAAGTTCAACGATGGTGCGGCAGACATACGCATTTCCGGCTGTGCAATCGCTTTGCATTGCGGGTATTTTGTTCACGCGACGAGCGTCGATGGTTTAAGAATTGAGGATTGCCGTTTCTTTCAGGCATTTAATTCCTCCATACTGGCTGCGGACAGTCAGTTTATTAACATCGTCGGAACAACCTGTTTTGAAACCGCCGATGTCCAAGTGCATATGTCGAACAGCACCTATATATCCATTGGCGGATGCACATTCAGTCGCGCGGGATGGTATGCTACGAGCATCCAAAACATAGACGCTGTAAGGCTGGATAATTGCACAAACGTCGCCGTTCAGGGGGTTATTGAGCGCCCCGGAAAGCGCGGCCTTTACATCACTTCGTGCAATTCTGTGTCCGTAAATGTTAACATTCTTCTGCCGTTCAACAGCTTTGGCTCTACCGCGCTTGGCTCCATTGATGTCGAGACCTCGGAGCAAATCAACATAACTGGTTCGGCCCGTCTGCTGTCTGCTGTCAAATACGGGATTACGTCTGATCGGCCATCCAGAGAAGAAATTTCAGGCTCTTTCACCTGTGACGGCGCTATCAAGGACGCCCCTCGGGTATTGAGCAACAATTTCAAAATCCGCATAGATGGAACGGGGACTGCGGTCGGCGCGGCTGGCTCGACCACTCTAAAGACTGAACTGATTACGGTTCCTGCCGGTCGCAAATTAGTCATCGAGCATATGGAATATAATTCCACCAACGGCCTGACTGCCCGCGTGGGGAGCGTGTTTTTCAACACTGGCCTCACAACATTGGACGCTGGGATTGAGTCTTATACGGAGCGAACTCTCTTCGATAATTCTAGCGGCGCTACAGACTCTCGGCAGAGTTTCATTTTTTACGCACACAACCCGACCGGAGGCTCAATTACTCAAGAAGCCAACACTTACTTTACTTTCACGATGCGCTTTCTCTGATGTCCAACTGGTATAAGCCCGACGGCCCGGCCTATGTCACCACGCGGGGCCTGACGCATCTGGGCCCGCCGCAGGTGACGGTGCCGGAAGAGTTCCCGTTCAACGTCTCGGTTCCCCGCTGGCTGCGCTGGCTGGTGGACCCGCGCGACAAGCGGCTACTGCGGGCGGCTTGCTTTCACGACTTCGCCATTCACCGGCTCGGCTGGTCGCGCCCGCTTTCTGCGGCTTTGTGGAACGAGGTTCTTCGTGACGGCGAGCATTTCAGCCTCGCCTGGCGCGCGGTTTTGTTTGTCGCCCTGTCCCTTTGGAAATTCGACTGATGGCCCTGCATGGAACACATGACGCAACTGCTCAAAGACTTATGGCTTCTCGTCGCGGGCTTTGTCGGCCTGACCGGCTGGGCGATCCGGCTTGAAACACGCGCAAAACGGAACAGCGACGACATCATGCGCGAGTCCACGGCCCGAAAGGAAGAGTTGATGCGTTTGGAAGAGCGGCTAGCGAACCAGCGCCGCGAGGACATGGAAAGCCGTCAACGCGACTGGTCAGAAATGAAAGACACCTTGAAACAGGTGCAGGCCGACATTCGGGAACTTCTGCAAAGAACATCGGGCTAGATCAATGAACATTGAGCCGCTTTTGGCGCTGATCCGTAAATACGAGTCAGCGGACGATTACACGCGCGTCTGGTCCGGCATCAAGCGCCACGACCACCCGCCCAAGAAACTAACCGACATGACCGTTCGGGAAGTGCTTTCCTGGCAGGACGGCATTGACGCCAAATACATGAGCGAGGCCGCAGGGGCTTACCAGATCATGGAAGACACCCTGCGCGGTATGGTGATTTCCGGCGCGGCTGACATGGACGAGCGGTTCCACCGCCCCACGCAGGACCGGCTTGCGGAATACCTGATGAACCGCAGGGGCCTGCGCGAATACCTGAACGGCGAGATTACCCCGCACGAATTTGCGAACCGCCTTGCCTATGAATGGGCGTCCCTTCCGGTCACGACTGGCCCGCGCAAGGGTTATTCCCAATACGCGGGCGATGGGCTGAACAAGGCGCATGTGTCGCCGGACGAAGTGCTGGCGGCTGTTCGGGCGGTCAAGGGTAAAGCGCAGGTGGAAGCCATCCCGTCCAAGCCGACTTTCTCCCTGTCTGCAATCATCCAGCAGTTCATCCGCGCAATCATCGAGGCGTTCCGTGGAAAAGCCTAAGACCTACAAGCGCGAGACGGCGTGGATTCTGACCGCGTTCCTCTGCGGGCTGTTCGTATGGGGCGCATGGGAGCCGCGCGCAATGCAGGCGGCAGAGTTCCTTACTTGGCCGGTTTTCGCATTACTTGGCGGGGCGCTTGGAATGGACGCCTATGCCAAGCAAATCCAGAGGTGATCCATGATCGGCTGGCTGATGGGCACAAGGCTGGGGCGCTGGATTTCCGGCGCACTGGCGGCTGTTGCGGTTGTTCTGGGGGCCTGGGCCGATGGTTGGCGCTAGGCTGCAGCTCTACGCGCTGCTCGCCTTGGCGTTCATTGCCGGGGCGGTTGGCCTGCACATGGCCGGGATTCGGCGGGGCATCGACAAGCAGAAACAAAAGATCACCGACAAGCGCCTGCGCGACGTTCAGGCGGCAAAGGAGGTTTCCAATGACGTGGACGCGCTGGATGATCGCGGCCTGTCTAAGCGCGCTCACAAGTGGGTGCGTAATGGCCGCAAGCGGTAGCTACTGCGATGTGGCCGAGCCGCATTACTTCGGCGGGCCGGAGACAGTCGCGTGGCTGCTTGAGCATGACCGCGCGCTTCTGGCCGATACCGTCACCCACAACGAAACGTGGTCGCGGCTATGCCAGATGGCAGTGAGGTAAAGCATGGCGATTACCTATTCCGGCGGCGTTATCACCATATCGGGCGTGTCCACGACCCCCGTGGGCCTGTGGAACGCGAGCCAGGCGGGCGGATGGGGGGGCCGTGACGCGGGTGGGGCTGTCCAGATACTGGTATGATATGGGCTCCACGCGCATCGTGGTGGCCAGCGGCGGCACCCTCACAGTGGACACGGACGAGGCGGTGGGGGCGCTGGTGTTTGGGAGCCTGGCCGAAAACCTCAATTACATTGACGTGCAATCCGGCGGCACCCTTTCAGTTGGCGTTGATGGCCGGCAAGGGACGTTGCTTTGGTTTGGTCGCGGTCTTGGCTCACAGTCATGGCGGGAAGCGCAACAAGATATTCTCGTCAGGTCAGGGGGGACGTGGAATTGGTATGGCGGTATCATTGACTGTAACAACGCAGTGTGGGCATTGGATGGTTCGTCATTAAATGTCAGCGGCACCGCGCAATTCCTTTCAAACACTACTCCGTCAGCTTTCAGGTTTTCAGGCGTTGACACCAACATATCTCAGCTATTGCTGAATAATGCGTCTATCGTTTGGTTCTCCGTTCCAAACGATGACTTGACTGGCATTTCGTTCGAGAACATTCAAAACCAGTGCTTTGTTGGCCTTGGCATTGCTAATACTTTTATTGATTTGCGCGGATTTGATATTTCCGACGCATCAATTGACAGGGGATACGGCTTTTGGGACGACAGGTGGGCGCGCCTTATCAATCATGCAGATGGCACAGACCTAATTGCTCAGGGCAATCTTGACGATGATGCGAGAAACCGTGGTCTATTGGAAGTAAGGCAAGAAATCGAGTTTTCGGCTACCAATGGATCAGGAGCGAAGTTTTACACCAAGGACACCAACAACGGCTCTCGCCTCGGCGCAAACCAAATCAACTCCAACCCGTCCTACATCGCTGACCGCACCTATACCCTGACCGAGAGCGGCGGCAGCGCAACTACAACCGGAAACGGTGTTCTGACGGGGGTCTACTGGCGCAGCGTCGGCGGCGCGTTCGACGCGAACAACCGCTTCGACAGCCGGGGCATCAACGGCGACACGTCGGACGTGTTCCAATGGCTTAAAGTCGAACGCGGCCAGCAGCCCGCGACGGCGAACATCGTTATGAGGGGCACCACGGCGGTGCAGGCGGAAATCCAGTCCCTGCCCGACCTTGCCGACACCGGGTCTGACACCTCGGGCCTGCCCGTGTCCTTCGACTACGCGGGCGGCACGCTGACCGCGACCGTCACCGGGACCATGACGCTAAACCAGCTTCACGAGGCGGTCTGTCAGGCCCAGGTCGATAACCCGGCATGGGTATGGGACAACGGTAAGGTGGCGTTCAGCGCGACGGCGAACGGGCTGGACTACACCCACACCAACCTCGCGGTTGAGGTTGATGGTGGCAGCCTGACGGGATCGGCGGGGCAGACCCTTCCGGCGCAACCGACCGTCACCAATGGCGGCTTCTTCGAAGACGCGAACGGCGCGATATGGGAGGACGGCGGCGCGACCTACTTCGCCAGCCATGCGTGGTTCGAGGTCCGCGACACCGATACCAGCTTGCCGATCCCCGGTGCTGTCATCGGTTTCGGAGACGTGCCGACGCAAACCCGGCTTCTCTACAACACCGCCCGGCAACTCGACACGCTGGTTACGGACGCCCAAGGCCGGGCCGAGGGCTACATGGTCTACCAGGTCGATGCGACGACCTACGCCGACATGAAGCAGGTGGTCGGAGAATACGATCACGTTTTCGCCACGATCCCCCGCGCCCTGTCCGGTGCGCCCATCGGATCGGCGGCTAACCCCGAAGTGACTCGGCTTTCCCCGGATACGCAGGTCACGCTGGCCAAGGCGGCGGCGGGCGCGGTGACGGGCGTATCCTGGGACGTGCCAGCCGACACGATCACGACCGACGAGAACCTGCCCACGACCTTCGATAGCCTGAAATACCAAATGACGGCGGATGCGGACATTTCCCCCGGCATCCCCGGCTGCATGGCGTTCTGTCTCTACGGCCTGCCGATCGACAAGAGCGGTAGCCGCTACACCGCGCGGTCGGGCCTGACCGTCTATGTGGGCATACAGGCGCTGGCGGGCACCTTCGCGGGCGGGGCCGTGGTGTTCGACACGCCCGGTTCCTCGCTCGGCTCGTGGGACGGCAATACATGGCGCTTCGAGACGGCAGGCACCTATGACTTCCGCAGCGCGGCGGTCGCGGGCACGGTGACGCTGGAAAACACCTCGGGCGGCGCGGTGACGGTGCGGCTGGCCCCGGCGGCGTCCTTCGTCAACAACGGCCCCGACATCACGGTGGAGGCCAGCGTCGCCTGCCCCATCGTCGCGGCGGACATGGCCGATGGCACGCGCGTGCAGCTCTACAACGTCACGCAGGGCGTCGAGATCGAGAACACCGTCGTGTCGGGCGGCGCGGGCTATTCCTACATCGGCACGCTCGGCGTCGGGCTTGAGTTCGAGAACGGCGATCAGGTGCGGCTGCGCGCGACGCGGCTGGGCTATGGCGAATACGAGGCGCAGGCGCAGGCATCGGCCAACGGCATCGGCTTCCTCGGCGCTCCGTCGGTCGATCCGGTCTATACCGCCTACGGCATCGACGGCTCGACCGTGACGACCTTCGCGGCCGACTATGTGGACGACGAGGTTGACATCGTGGTGGCCGAGAATTTCTCGGGCGAGGACTTCTGGGCGTGGTGGAACTGGAACCGCACGACCGAGCAGGGCATCCGCGAATTTTTCGGCGCGGTGCGGGCTATCGACGAAGGCAATATCGAGATCAACAGCGACGTGCTGGGGGTCCGGTTCGACAACCTGACCGGCGCGCATGTCTGGCAGACCGACCCGATCCGCATCTTCCGCAAGGACGGCCAGCGCCCGGTGAAAGACCCGACGACCGGCGGCGGCGGCGTGGACCCGCACTGGCTGGGCAACGTGTTCGTCTCGACGCTGGTTTTGAGCGGGCAGAACGTCATTACGGGCGACATCGCGGACGTGCCGGCGCGGGTGCAGACCGGGCTGACGGCGCAGGGCTACACGGCGGCGCGGGCGGCAAGCCTTGACCATCTCGACGCGGACGTATCCAGCCGGGCAACGCCGGGCGACATTCCCGACACGTCCGGGCTGGCGACGAGCGCGGAAATCGCAGCGTTGAACGACATCGAGGCGGGCGACGTGGTGGCTGCCATGCAGGCGGTCGCGGACGACTTCAAGGGCGAAGCGGGCTTGACCCCGGAACAGGCCGCGCAACTCGAAGAAATCGCTAAGCTGACCGGAAACAAGGTCACGGCGGATGGCGACGACATCACGATCTACGAAGACGACGGCGTGACGGTCTGGCGGCGCTACAGCCTCGCCGGCGGCGGGCGGGTGCAACAGTGATCCTGTTCACCAAGGGCAACCGTGGCGTGCTGTTCCTTCGGCGCGTTGCTCAGCCCGTTCGCCGGGCGGCTATGGTCGCGCTTTCGGCCATGTGGAAGGCCCCGCGCGTTCTGGCGGGGATGTGGAGGGGCTGATGCATACCATCACCGGAATATGGCGCGCGGCTGACCTGCCCGGCGCGTGGGTTGCCCATTCTATCGGCGGGGCGTGGGCGGCCCCGATCCTCACCGCGTCGTGGGCGGCGCACACGATAACCGGCACATGGAGGGCTGCATGATCGAACATTGGGAAAGCGCGGACCTTGTGATCCGGGTGCCCGTCACGTTTCAAGACGGGGCCACGGTGACGGACCTAACGGCGGCGACGGCGACTGCCAAGGCACAAAAAGCCGGGTCCGCCGCAGTCACGGGCGCGGTCGAAATCACCGGCGCGGCGGAACTTGTCGTATCGTTCGCCGAGAATGCGCTGCCCGCCGGGGACTATACGCTGCAAGTCACGGTAAAATCTGGCGGCGAGACGCAAGTGGTGGCCGAAACTGTCATCCGCTCAAATCGCAGCATTTAGAAGGGGCCATGCAATGCTGACGAGGCTGCGCGTTTACTGGCCGTCTTTGACGCTGTTTGCGGCAGTCACGCAAACTAGCCGCCTGATCCACGACCTGCTGTTTCCCGACACGTCCGAAAGCCTCTGTTCCCGCGCTTGGCGACTACAGCGGCAATCCCGTTTCTGGCTGGGCTGGACCTACGTTTTCGGGCGGGGGCACTGCCAGAAATCCCACAGGCATTACTGGGGATAAACCTCATGAAGTTTCTACCCCCTTTAGTCGCCGCCCTGACGTCTAGCTGGGGCGCACCGGCAGACGTGCATTTCGAGACAGGCGACACGCTCGAAATCCGGCCCTGCGAACCCCTCATGTGCATCTATTACTACAACGCCGCAGGCAAGGAGAGCCGCCAAGGTTCCTATGTCCGCGAGTGGAGCGGCATGGTCTTCGACATCTACATCAAGGTCGGGGACGCCGAGACGATCACCGTGACGCCTCGGGACGAGTCCGTGGTGGTGGACCCGCCCGAGATCGACATTCTGGATGGGCAAGACACGCTCATCAGAATTTACCCACCAATGTTCTGAACCCGAAAGGAGGTCCGCCATGATGGACCGAGTGAAGGAGTTTTGGAAACAAGCGGACAAGAAAACCCGCATTGTTGTTCCGACAGGCGAGGCGATGTGATGCTGACACTAGACGACATCGAAGCCTTCAAGCCGTCCCAGCAGCAGGTGGACGACGAAGAGCGGGTGAAGCGTGTGAAAGAACGCGCCGCCCGCGGGGCGCGGGAACATCGCCTTTTCCATTCGGGCGATGATTGGGCTGCGCTTCGCTACATCAAACGACTTGAGGCCCAACTGGAAATGCACATTCGGGTCGAGACTGATTTGCTCGACCAGATGCGCAGCGCGGGCCTTGATGCGATGGGGCTACACGGATACCGCGGCGATGCTGACACCTGAACAAGAGCAGATATTGCAGTGGAAGGAGGCCGAAGGGCTTACCTCTCAGGAAATCGCTGACCGCCTTGGTATTCATCTTCGCAACGCTGAAAAGCGGGTGGCCCGCGCAAGACGGGCGCGAGACGGTCAGCCCTTTACAAATCTAGGCTACAACACGGAGTCCGAAGAAAAGACGCCAGAGGAAGCCTGGGAAGCCCACACACGGGCCTTCGAGCACAAGGTGAGCAAGACCCTTGCGAACCGCTGGCGGCGCATCAAGCGGCCCCGCGGCGCGTTCTGTGTGTATCACAGCACCGACGAGCACATAGACGACGACGGATCGCCGCTAAAGCTGATCGAGCAGGACATACAGGCCGCGCATGACATGGACGGCATTATGTGCCACGGCGGCGATGCGCTGAACAACTGGCCTATGGCGGGCAGGCTGGCTCGCATGTGGTCAGAGCAACAGTGCACGGCCCCTGATGCGCTTCTGCGGTTGCAGCACTTCATTTCCATCTTCAAGCCCGACGTATGGACCGACGGCAACCACGAGGAAATGAACCCGTATCTGGATAGCCTGGTGACAAGCTACCTGCCCAAAGGGGTGATCCGCGATTACTGGTCCGTCAATTTCGTGGTGGAAACACCCGGCGGGCGTGACGTGCGGTGCGTCCTAAGCCACAAGTTCCAGAAAGGGTCTAGCTGGTTTCACAAGGCGCACGGGCATATCCGCGAAATGCTGGAAGGCGAAGAGGCGGACTTGCTCATGGACGGGCATCTTCACTCAGACGGGGTGCTTGACCATACGCTGCCCGAGCGCGGCCACTCGGCTACCTGTGTCGCGTCTGGCGGCTACAAGGTGGTGGAAAAGTATGCGGCCCGGATCAGTAAGGGCGGCAAGATACCTAAGCTGCGGGGCAGGGCGCACTGGATCATTTGCGACCCGCAGGCCGACTATGACGCCGACCTGTGCAAGCCGTTTAAGTGCCCGCGCCAGGCCGAGGCTTATCTGAACAGCCTGCAGAACCTGCGGGCGGCATGATCGTTCTCTTCGAGGTCCGCCCCGGCCCTACCGTTATCGTCTTCGTGGACGGCAGGGAAGTCGCCCGCAAGACGCTGGGCTGGCCCGAGGTGCGGCGGCTTATCGGTGATCTGCTGGGGCATTCCTGAGATAGCGCCTGCCGCCTTCTGTTAGCTGGTAGCCTCCAAGCGACAACTCCACCAGCCCACGGCCCTTTAGCGACTCAAGGCAGGAAGCCATTGCCGCACCCCACGTCCATCCGGGCACGTCTTCACCACCGACAATCCGCAGAACTTCCCATTCTTGGGTTGGTAGGTCACTCATCGTCGCCTCCCTCTATCAGTGCCTCTAGGATCGCCAGTAGCCATGCACGGGCGGGGTCGCCAATCCAGTTACTTGTGGCACCGGGGCCAGCCTTAAAGCGCCCATCTTCATCACGAACAGGGGGCATGTAAACTTCAGCCTGCTCATCATCCTCAATGGCCCAATGCCACCCCGGCAGCACCGCTTCGTGCAGGGCCTTGGCGGCGTCGAGCCATCCGAGGCAGGCACTGGTCGCCATCACCGAGCGAGGATAGTCATCATCCTCTTCGGGGCGGTCGGGAAACACGGCAGACCATTCTTGCCGTGTTGGGTGCTTGCCACCCCGCACCGCATCCCGCAGGTCTATCAGTGCTTGCTTAGTCATTGGGGTCTCCTTGGATTGGGGGCTAAAAGTTTTACACCGCGCCTTCTAAGCCATTGATTTCTTATGCGGCACCCTTGCCGTGTTTTACAGCGTAAGCCACTGACGCTGCGGCGTTTACGCAGTCCCTCCGGGCCTACCATGTCAATCCTAAGCGGTTGATAATGCGTCATTATTCCGCCCGTTTTACACTTTGGCTGGCGGGTTTTACACTTTCTGTTCCCTGTCCACCCCCTAGCAGAGCTCGCCGACGATCCGCCGCGCGGGTGTAGTGTTCGACTTCATCCAGTGTTACATGACCGCCCCAAGACTGGATTTGGTGCGCTGTTGCGCCCGCTTCTGCCAGCTCAATGAGGCGAGACTTTCGCAGCCCGTGGGCGCTTCTTTCAATGCCTGCTTTTCGGGCCGCATCGGAAATCAGATTGCCGAGGCCCTTGATGGTTCGAGGCTTGCCGTAGGACGTTTCAAGAAACAGGAAGCTTGATCCGACCGCCCCTTTCGCAATGTCCTGGTCCGGCTTCATGTCGGCAGCGAATGCGGGCAAGACTTCCCACGGCACATAGGCGATGCCGCCGGTTTTGCTTTGCTTGAACGCCATCAGCCCGTCGCGGCCCACCATTCCACGGTTGAGCGTGACGGCATCGTTTGTGCGCGCGCCTGTCCAGAACAGCAGTTCCATCGCTGCGCGCTGGCCGGTGCCGATGGCCCACCTTTCCCTGAACGCCTCGATATGATCGCGTGACCACGGCAGAAATCCGTCTGTCTTTGGCGGGCGTTTGCGCTTTACGCCGTCTGACGGGTCAACGTGGATCAGGCCAGCTTCAACGGCCCAGCCGCACAGTTTCCGCCATGCCTTCAGGCGCTTGTTCGCCTTGTGCGGTGGCAGCTTTGAAATATCCAAACGAATGTAATCCGGCTTTAGGTGGGCCAACATGCCCGTGCCGTATTTGTCGCGCGCGTCGTCAAGGTGCATGCGGATCATTTGCCTGTAGCCCTGAGACAGCGACAGGAAGGCGTCAGAGCGCAAGAACGCCTCGCAGGCGGCGTCAATCGTGCCGGTCCTTGCGCGGGGCCGTGCGCCCCCTTTCTGTTCTTCTGACAGCCACGCAGCGATGAAGTCGGGGTGGTTTTCCGGCAGATCAGGCAACTTGGCCCGCGTCTTCCGATGGTAGCGGTAGACGCGCCCGCCGCGCGTTATGCGGTGGACGTTCTTCATCTGAACAGGGCCGCGCATGTGTCCACTTCCTCCCCGCCTTCTACTGGCAGGGCGTCAGCGTATGCGTCCAGATCGAACTTGTCATATAGTCTTTTGCCCCCTAGCTGGCGGCGGGGAATGGGCAGGCCGCGCAAGGTGCTTTCCGATACGCCGAGGTAATGCGCGGCGCGGGGCGCTGGCATAAGCCTGGGGGCGAAGTCGGTGCTAAGGGCCATTCACCCCTCCTTCCCGAGCGCGGCGCGGGCGACAAACGGATGGCGATATGGGTGGTTGCTTTTGGGCGCACCGCACTTCGCGCAGTATTCATCCGGCGGGTTTTTCAGCGCCTCGATTTCCGCCCGCAGCCACTCAATCTTTGCGGCCTGCTCTTGGATCGCCTTCCACGCCCCATAAGGGTCTTGCTCTACGTCCCGCATGGTGTCGTATTCCTCGTCCAGCGGGCGTCCTGCTTCACTGGTCATCGTCGCCTCCCTCGTTGCGTTTTGCGCGGCGAACCTCGTAGGCCGTCTCCTGCGAAGTGGAGCAATCTTCCGCAACCAAGACCCCTTGATTTATGAGGCTTGCTACTGCGTCGTGAGACTTGCCGCCGGGCCACCATGTTATGACGCCAGATTCATCGACGGCGGTCAGGATTTCCTGCTCACTCATCGTCGCCTCCCTCGTTGCGGAGTAGGGCGCGGATGCGGTCTCGTGCAGCGATAGCCGCTGCCGATTGAGGCGGAAGGCTGGTTAGGAGGCTAGTGTCATAACGCTCTTGGTCGCAAATATCAGCCGCCGCCCGGATCGCGTCGTTCCATGCGCCTTCGCGTTCCGCCTCCAACTCAGCGACACGGGCTAGCGCCTCGTCCGCTTGCCCTTGAGAGGCAAGTGCCTGTAGCGCGAGTTCTTTCTTCTCCGCTTCCAGCCGTTCCACCAGCTCCCGGTGCCCGTGGCGGGCTTCTCGGTCGGCCGTCTGTTCCAGTTCGGTCAATTCAGTCATCTCTGGGCACCACCGTTCCATCCAGTTTGCGTTTCCAGCGGGATTGCTTGGACCCCGCCAGGGTTGATTTCGGACGCCACGCGCCCTTGTGCTTCGCCGCCACGCGCTTCGACTTGGCAAGGTTTTTCTTGTCCTGCGCGGTCTTGCCCTTGTGGCAGGAAACATGCGCGGGCCGCAGGTTGGCGTCGCTGTCGTCGCGGGTCATCTCGTAGGGAATGACGTGTTCCAGTTCCCAAGCCTCGCGAGTGCCGTCTATCTTGTCACCGCAGATATGGCAGACGCCATTGTGGGCGTCGAAGATAGCGGCCCGCTGCAAGGGTGTGCGGCGCTTGCGTGTCATGCGGCCTCCATTTCGCCAAGGTCCACACCCTGCCGCGCTGCGAATGCTTCAATCAGTTCGGTCAGGTCCGAGTGTTCGTCCTTGGTTAGCCGCGACGTGCGCCGCCCTATGGGGATCATCCCGCCTTCCTCGTGGGGCATGAACTTGGCCCCTTCCAGAGAGTGCATGAAGTAGTCCTTCCATGCCTCGGGCGGGTATTTCTCGCCATGCCACACAAGCTGGTCGCTGATCTTCGTCAGCAAGGCCCACATACGGTCATTCTGGGGCAGGCTGCGCTTGCTGGACCGGAACTCTACACGGGTGCCCGCAGGGGCCTTCCTGACCCACTCCACGGCCTTGTCGCGGGCCGATGTGCCGTTGAGGACGAGAAGCGCGCGGCCCATTATGCCGCCTCCGAACGATACATGGACTCTAGGCGCTCCACGGTTTCCGAAACTTCGGCCAGGAAGTCCTCGACTTCTCTGCGGATTTCGGCGATAGCTTCGTCGTCACGTTCCACGCGATGCACCCAAAGCTGCATCTCTGCGGGAAGGCGCGGGTCATAGCTGACGAAATCGCACCATTCCCGCCCGGTGCAATCCATTTGCCAGAGCATTTGCTTGATGTATTTGTCGGGGACCTTGCCCGCGAGCAGCGTGTCGATATGCGTGGCCGTGTTGGGGCACTTGATTTCCACCATGCCGACCTGCCAAACCAGACCGTCAGGTGATGCCCCCGACATTTCGATCTGCGGGTGGTCGATAAAGCCCACTTCCTCCACCGTTGCGTCGGTCATGAACTCGTATGCCGCGCGGGCTTCCGGCTCTTTTTCCGCGCCCCACGCCATAGCTGCGTTCTGGAATTTCTCTGTGGGCGTTCCAGTCAGGCGCTCGGCAATCAGTTCGGCGGCGTAGTTCTTGCGCGCCGCGCCGGGGCCGCTTTGGGTCTTTGCCATCACGTCCGCTATGCGGCTGGCGGTGCATTTCCCGAGGCGAGCCTGGAGCCATTCGTCGGTTCGCTGTTCCATCACTGGCCCCCTTTCGACTTCTTCAACTTGCTACGCAGCAGGGCGTCGGCTTGCCCGTATTTGCTGGCGGGCAGTTCGCCCAAATGCTGCACTTTGAAGAAGGCGCACATCCTGGCTTCATCCGCGCCCGCCTGTTCAAGCAGATCGCGCAGAGCGTTGAATTGATCCTCAGTGATCCGTTCGCCGCCGCCACCCGCGCCGTCGTCCTCGACGTCATCGCCAAGCGACAGCCCAAGGATGGCTTGCGCCGTGTAGCGCTGCCCGTAGGTCTGCGAAGAGCCGATGCCCTGCACCGCGTTTTTGCTGCCGGAATTGTCGGCTGGCAGGGGAATGGACACGCGCTCGTCGTGGCCATTGCGGTGCGTCAGAATGGCGGTGACGATGATCTGCCCGTTATCCACCTGCACGTCAAATGTCAGCGCCAAGCCGTGCTTTGACAGGACGGGCCGCGTCGTGGACGTGATGTCCTTCAAGGTGGAGTAGGGGCGTCCGTTGTGCCCCTTGCCGTTCATCGGGACAGACGGCATGTCAGCCATCGCTGCGGCCTTGGCTTCGGCGTGTTCCGCCTTGCGCTGGCCGGTCTGGATGCGCTCTTGCATGTCCAGCATCCGCTCAAGCTTTTCAATCGGCACGTTGGGGTCAGACGCGATCCGCTCGATCATGCTGACCATTGGTTGCGCGTTCTGCGCTTCCATTTCGTCACGTTTCTGTGCGAGTTCGGTTGTCATTGTCTCACCCTCCAAACAAAACGGGCAGGATGAACGCGCTGGCATAGATGGTCAGGAACAGGCAGACCACGCCAAGGGCGTCCTCGATGTAGATGCGGATGGGGCGCTTCATCCCACCGCCTCCAGGCCGCGGGCGCGCAGACGCTTGTTGATGGTGTCGTAAGCCTGCTGCGTGACGTTGCGCATGGCGGAAAAGGTGAAGCTGACTGCCCACACTTCCGCCTCGTGCTCGTCGTCCAGTTCTTCACCGAACAGGTCGCAGGCTTTTTCCCAGTCCGTCGTCGGGTCAGTCATGGCGGGCGAAGTGTCAGTCAAAGAGTTGCCGTAGTCGGCAAAGACGATGAACTGGGTGTCGGGGTATTGGTCTGCAAAGGACATCACACCACCTCCAGACGCTCGGGCAGCGGGCGGGGCAGGGATACCTGCTTAAAGATGCCGCGCTGGCGGGTTGCGTTCATGGCGAGCAGCCTGTCCACGGACTTGTGGGCTGCTTTCCGGTTGCCGCGCACGATGGCGAGGTGAAGCGCCTTCGTCGTGCGGGTGATTTCATCTGTGGGGGTCATCTCGTTCTCCCATTGTTGCTAGGGAGAAAGATATGCTAAACTGCTTAGCAGTGCAAGGATAAAATGTTGAGAATTTTAGCACCGCCAGACAAGGCTGACCCATCTGATGCTGAATTGTCTAACATCACGGGGGGGTGATGGGCCGGAAAATCGTGAATCGCAAGAATTGAACTTGCCGGTTCAATTTGCTAACGCTGGTTGCAAGAAAAATTTATTTGCCTGTCTATACGACGCGTGGCGTTCTCGTTATGTTCTTTTAGCAGTAGGAGGTTCAGGAGTGACGGATCGCATTGAAGAGTTGCGCAAGGCTGCGCGCGAAACGGGCTTCACGATTGACTTCCTGGAAGGCATTACTCAGGGTCTATCGCGCCAAGCCTTTCTCAAGGTCATAGGCAATGCGTCGTCTATGCCCTCATACATGAAGTCGAGCGAAAGCCCGTATCTCTTCCGCAATTCGAGCGCCCCGTCCAAAGACAGCCGGTGACTGCCAGCTTCCCAAAGCGACAGCGTTGACCGCTTGGTTTTGATCGTCTCGGCGTATTGCGCCTGAGTCAGACCTTCCATCTTGCGGTGCCACTTAATGCGCTCGGCAATGTCGGCGTATGGTGCGTTCTCGTTCGGCATGGCGTGACTAGTGCCACGCATATTAGAAATTGGGCACCCCCTATCTGTTGGCTTGACAAATGCTAACGATTTTAGCAAAAGGGGTGTATGAGCAAGTCTGTCGTTCATCACATTACGGACCAGTTAGGCACGGACGCCATGTGCGAGCGTCTCGGCGTTGGCAGGCATTCCATCAGATACGCGAGGACAACGGGTAAATTTCCGGGCCGGTGGTATGGCCCGTTGAAGGTTATGTGCGACGAGTCCGGCATTGATTGCCCGTTATGTGCCTTCACTTGGGTTGCGTCTCCATCTGGCCCCTCTTCGGAGGCTTCGTGATGCCCAAGTTTCTCGCCTGCACAACCCGATATGATAATTCGTTTATCCGAATTCAAGATACCGCGCGCCCCTCGCCAGTCATGACGCGCGGTCGCTGGGCGGGTCGCGCCCCGTCCAGCACTAACCCCGACCGCGAGCGGGTTATCTCGCGGCATGTGTCTCTCCCTGACGGTGCGCCTGTTTCCTCCCTTCGTGGCGCACCCACTCCCGCCCGGCTTCGGCTGGGCGGGCTTTTTGGGGGGGCAGGATGACTGATCTTCTGGATTTCTATCGCCGCCACGGCCACGCCGCGCCCCTCGCTCGAAAGATCGAGGCCACCGAGGACGTGGATGAACTGCGCGGGCTGTTCCGGCAGGCACGGCAAGACGGGCGGCTGACGCCCGAACTGGAAGCCCAGTGCAAGGCGCGGGCCGAAGAACTCAAGAAATCAGGCTGCGGACTGACCTGAAACGAAACGGGGGCCGCGCCGCAGCACGACCCCCAAAGGATGCTCAAATGGAGATTACCAGAGAACTCAAGCGCGATAAAGGGCCGACCGCCTTTATTCGTGACGGCGTAACGGTCTGGACCCCTCGCCACGCGAATACCGCCTTTAATCTTTGCCGTTACGACAAGAACCGCGATGAAAGCCGTGGCAAATCCCACATCGACGCGCTTTCGCGGCAAATGCAGAACGGCGAGTGGTTGTCGCGTTCGCCGTTGGATTTTGCCCGCCTCCCAGGCGGCAAGCTGATCTTGGTTAACGGCCACCATCGCCTTTTGGCTCAAGTGCAGTCTGGGCAAGACATTGAGTGGCAAATCATCATCCATGATTGCGCGGACATGGATGAAGTGCGCAACCTCTTCTGGCGCTTTGATACTGTCATTCGCAAGCGGTCTACAAACAACGTGCTGGCTGGCGTTGACGCCGCCGAAAACCTTGGCGTGTCCAAGACGACCAGCGCCGCCCTGGCTCGTGCTGCGGTTTTCATTGAAAACGGGATGCTGCCGGTTCAGGGGCATGGGGGCAAGCAATACACGCCTGCGGAAAAGCTGCGGTTTATGTCCGAATGGGCCGAAGAAGCCGCGTTCTACGAGGTAGCTGTCAATTTGGCACCAGCCAAGATGCGGCGCAAACTCTACACCGCTCAAGTCATGTCTGTGGCGATGATTACTTTCCGCGCCAAGCCGCGTTTGGCGAAAGAGTTTTGGGAGGGTCTTGCGCAAGACGACGGCCTTACCCGGGGCGACCCCCGGAAAACGCTCTTGGACTTCCTCCGCGACACGCACGGGTCATCTACGGGCATGACGGCGACTGCGGTCGCGTGCGCCCGCGCATGGTCAGCTTGGTGTTCGGATCGTGAACTTGGTCTTATTCGGGTTGGCCGCGCGCCGGTTCGCATCATGGGCAGCAACTTCACGGTGACGCCATGACGGACCTGAACGACATCGACACGTCGGGGGCAAGGCTGCCCTCGACTTACAACGCCGCACGGCGGGCCATCTCACAGTGCGCCTCAATAGACGAGTGCAAAGAGTGGTCCGACAAAGCGGCAGCACTGGCGTCCTACGCCAAACAGGCCAAAGACGATCAGCTTGAAAAAATGGCTTCGCGCATTCGTGCGCGGGCCACCCGCAGGGCCGGGGAGTTGCTAAAGCAGATTGAGCCGGGGATTAACCGCCACACAAATTCTAGAGGGGAGGGCACCCGCCCTTCTAGTCGCAAGCAAGCGGCGGCAGATGCCGGTCTTTCCGAGTTTCAAGCCAAGACCGCGCAGCGCCTCGCCAATGTTCCCGAGGATGCCTTCGAGGACATGGTAGAGCGCGGAGCGACCGTCACGGAAATTGCCAAGGCCGGGACGCAACCAGTGGAGCAGCCACGCGACAGAGCTGCGGCGAAGGCTCTTGTGGCGGCGGTTCATGCTTACGCCGACAAGGTGACTGAGTTGGATTTAGACGCCGCCATCGGCGCTTTGTCGTCGGTTCAAAAGGCGGAACTGCACATGCTCATCAGCCGCCTCGACACCATCCACGACAAAATAGCAACCAGCATTTGAGGGAAGTCATGGGCTTCCGGGGAAAATACCGCAACCGCCGCGACGCCAACGAGCCGTTGGTGGTCGAGACGCTGGAAAAGTTCGGGTTTAGCGTCGAGCGGCTGGACACCCCTGCCGATCTGCTTGTGGGCCACGGCGGCATGACTTGGCTGGTGGAAGTCAAGCAGCCCAAGGGCAGGCTTAACGAAAAGCAATCCGAATTTGCCCGCGAGTGGAAGGGGCATTTTGCCGTCATCCGCAGCGCGGAAGAAGCCGCCGAATGGGCGCGAAGTGTCAAGGACGAGGCCGACACCTGGCGGCAGGTCGGTGATCTGGCCCGCAAGATCGTGGAGGCGCAGCAGTGATAGCAGCTTACAAGAAACAGGCCATTGATCGCATGGGTGGACGCCTTCGGGCCGCGTTGAAGCGGTGCGACCCGCCGCTGTCCGACAGCCTGCGGCTTATGGCGGTGCAGCTTGTCAAGGAAGCCTTGGTGAAAGGCTACCAGGGGCACACAGAAGTCCACCCCGGCCTCAAGAAGCTGGCCCAATGGGGCAAATGCAGCGAGCGGCAGGCTCGGCGCAATATGCGGGTATTGGAGAACTGGGGATTGGCCGTTCCCGTTGGCGGCGGGAAGGCGCGGCGCGCGACAGAATACTGGATTGAGCCGGAGTCGATTATCCGCGTGATGATGACCTTGGGCGCAAATCCGCACCCCGATCTGATGGCCGAAATCCGCGACTTTCAGGCGGACATCAGGGGGGACATCAGGGGGGACATCAGGGGGGACATTTCAGGCGGACATTTGGCCGGACATATGTCCCCCCGTTATATAGAGAGTGGGAACGTTACGCAGAGCCTTCGGCGTGGAGGCAATTGCGATGTTTGACCTCTTTTCCCATCCAGAGAAAAAAACCCCTCGGGAACACCAGACCCGCACCATTGACCTGATCCGTCAATCTCTTGGCAAGGGAAACAGGAAGGTGGTTGCCCAACTGCCCACCGGGGCGGGCAAGACGTTCATGGCTTCCATGATTGCCAACATGGCCCTAGCCAAAGGGAATAGTGTCACCTTCACGGTTCCCGCGCTGTCGCTGATCGACCAGACGGTTGAGGCGTTCGAGGCCGAAGGGCTGGGGCCTATCGGCGTCATCCAAGCCAACCACCCGCGCACCGACTACGGCGCACCCGTGCAGGTAGCGAGTGTTCAAACTTTGGCCAGGAGAAGCGCATGGCCCGACACGCCGCTCGTCATTGTCGACGAGTGCCACGTCCGCAACAAGGCAATCCTGCGCTGGATGGAGAAGGCACCGAGCACTCGCTTTATCGGGCTGACGGCGACGCCTTGGCGCAGGGGAATGGGCGCCGAGTGGGATGACCTGGTTATCGGTTCCACCATCGGGGAGCTGATCGGCGCGGGGCTGCTTTCCGACTTCCGCGTGTATGCGCCGGCCCACCCCGATCTGACGGGCGTTAAGACGACGGCGGGCGATTACAACCAAGGCCAGCTTTCCGAGGCGATGCAGCAGGGCACGATGGTTGCCGACGTTGTGGAGACGTGGCTTGCCCGTGGTGAGGATCGGCCCACGCTTTGCTTTGGCGTTGACCGCGCCCACGCAAAGCACCTGCAAGAACGGTTCGAGGCGGCGGGTGTGCCCACGGGCTACGTGGACAGCTACACCGACCCGATAGAGCGCAAACTGGTTCAAGCCCGTTTCGAGCGCGGTGAAATCAGGGTTGTCTGCAACGTGGGGTGCCTGACGACCGGCGTGGATTGGGACGTGCGCTGCATCATCCTGGCCCGGCCCACCAAGTCCGAAATGCTCTACGTCCAGATGATTGGCCGGGGGCTGCGGACGGCAAACGGCAAGGACGACTGCCTAATCCTCGATCACGCCGACAACACCCTGCGCATGGGCTTTGTCACAGACATTCACCACGACCAGCTAGACGACGGCGAGCGCCGCCAGCAGGCGCAGGAGCGCAAGGAACCGCTGCCGAAGGAGTGCGGCAAGTGCGCTTTCGTAAAACCGCCGAAGGCCCGTGTGTGCCCAAATTGCGGGCATGAGGCGCAACCGCCGAAGGGCGAGCGCGAAACGCTGGACGGTGAGCTAGTCGAGGTTACGGGCAAGCGCCGGAAATACACCAAGGCCGAAAAGCAGGAGTTCTATTCCGGGCTTATCCAAATCGCGGTTGAGCGGGGCAGGGCCGATGGCTGGGTGGCCCACACCTACCGCGAAAAGTTCGGCGTTTGGCCGAAGGGGCTGGACCGGGTTCGGACTGAGCCGACCGACGAGGTGCGCCGGTTCGTCAAGGCCAAGGACATTCGGTTTGCGAAAAGGAGGCGGGCGGCATGAGCGACGTGAAGAACGAGGCGCGGTCCAAGTGGCGCGGCATTCTTATGACGCTGGGCATCCCCGAAAAGCACCTGAACGGGCGGCACGGGCCGTGCCCCATGTGCGGCGGAACTGACCGCTTCCGCTTCGACAACAAGGAAGGCAACGGGACGTTCTACTGCAACCAGTGCGGGGCGGGCGACGGTATCAGCCTGGCCATGAAGTTCCGGGGCTGGGACTTCAAGGAAGCCGCCAAGGAAATCCGCAAGGTCATCGGCACCGCGCCGGTCGAAAAGTCGCGCCCGGAGATGACCGAGGAAAAGCGCCGCCAAATGCTGCGCGACCTCTACAAAGGATCGCGCCCGGTGCAGGCGGGCGACGAAGTGGACAGATACCTGACTGGCCGGGGTATGGGTGAGAAGGTCTACCCCGAGGCCCTGCGTTTTCACCCTAACGCGCGTTTCAGCCGCGACCAGTCATTCCCCACGATGCTGGCAATAATCAGCGACGTGACGGGCAAGCCGGTCACGATGCATCGCACCTTCCTGTCAGATGGACAGAAAGCGCCCGTGGACAGCCCGCGCAAGATCGTGCCGGGGGAACTGCCCAACGGGGCGTGTGTGCGCCTTGGCGGCGTCGTGAATGGCCGTGTGCAGGCATCCATCGGAATAGCCGAGGGCATCGAGACTGCGCTGGCCGCAATGCAGACATACGACCTGCCCGTGTGGGCGGCGATTAACGCCACGATGCTGGAAAAGTGGGAACCGCCCGCAGGCGTCGAGGAAGTCACGATATTCGCGGACAACGACCGCAAGTTCGCAGGGCAGAAGGCGGCTTACTGCCTCGCCCACCGCCTGAGCGCCAAGGGGCTGACGGTCTACGTCAAGCTGCCGGAAGTGCCGGGCACCGATTTTGCAGACATTCCGTTTCCAGCAGCAGGAGGAAGCAATGAAGAAGCAGCATGATTGGCTGAACGAGGGCAACGCGCGCGTCTTGGCCTGCCAGATCAAGGAATTTTGGGCGCAGCACGGCTACCACGTCACGACATGGGTTGAGCCGGTATTCAGCACGGCCGAGGACCGCCGCGCCTATGGCGATGCATCGGGCACCCAGTTCGCGGTGCGCAGCAACCTCGTCAACGGACTGCCGCGGGGCTTTGCGTGGAAGGAGGTGGCCTGATGGCTTGGGATTATCACCTGGACGCCACCATAGAGCGCAATGACCAAGCCTGCGCCCGTCAACGCTTGTGGCAGCAAGTCATCCTGAACGCGATGGTCGAGGCCCAATACGAGGGCAACAACCGCGACCACCTGACCGCGAAATGGCAGGCCGAAAGCTGGCTGCAAGGCACTTCGCGGGACTTCCATGAAGTTTGCGCCTTGGCGGGTTGGGATGCCGACGCCGTGCGCGAGGCATGGGCCAAGGGGATCAAGATGCGCCGCACTTACCAAAGGAAGCGGCCATGACCCTGACCGATTTGATCGCCCGCGAACTCCGCATGGCTAACGCACTCACCGCTGCGGAGATTGCCGCCCGCGTCTGCGCCCACCGCGAGCATGTTCTGGAAGCCCTGCGAGAACTCGAAGACGAAGGCCGCGTGGTCATGCGGAACGGTTTTTACCGGATCACGGAAAAGGAAAGGGCCGAGACATGATCTGCGACGTATGCCACGGGCAGGGCTATGTGGACCGCCGCAAGGTGCCGGAAGCGCAGTGGATGGTTCCCATATGCCCCGAATGCGGCGGGTCAGGCGTGACGCACTGCTGCCGAGGCGACCAACCATCCGAGCGGGACAAGGAAGTGGCCGATGACCAAGACGCTTGAGGAATGGCAAGAGATACAGGCCAACAAGTTAGAGCAGGCGTGGACGCGGATCGCCACGCTGGAAAGGCGTCTCGCAGCGGCGAACAAGCGCAACGCCGACCTGCAAAGGCTGCTGGACCAGGAGCGGAAGAAAAGCAGCGCGGAAAACCTGTTCAGGGGGCTGGAATGATGCTGCGGGTTCTCGATTTGTTTAGCGGCATTGGCGGCTTCAGTCTCGGCCTAGAGCGGACGGGCGGGTTCGAGACTGTCGCGTTCTGCGAATACGAGGATTTCCCGCGCCGGGTTTTGAGAAAGCATTGGCCCAATGTGCCCTGCTTCCCAGACGTGCGCGAACTGAAAGGATCAGACATTGACGGACCAGTTGACGTTATCTGCGGGGGCTTTCCCTGCCAGGACATTAGCACCAGCGGAAGCGGAGAGGGGCTTGCAGGCGAGCGCTCCGGCCTCTGGTCCGAAATGGAAAGACTGGTTGGCGAAATTCGACCCCGCTACGTCATCGTGGAGAACAGCCCAAATCTCTTGGCTGGAGGAAACGGCGAATGGTTCGGCCAAGTTCTCGGGGACCTGGCCACGCTCGGGTATGATGCGGAGTGGCACGTTATACCGGCTTCCGCCGTTGGTGCCCCGCACAGACGAGAGCGAGTCTGGGTTATTGCCTACCCCGCTGGCTTCAGACAACCGGGACAGGGGCAACTGCTCGATGCCGTCCATTCAAAGGCGGATGACTATCGGGAAGCAGGTGGGCTTGTCGATGCTGTTCAAGCAGGCTCCGTGCCCTTCGTGTGTCACCGGCATGATGGGCTTCCCAAGCGGCTGGCTGAGGCCGGATTGATGGCCCTAGGCAACGCCGTGGTCCCGCAGATTCCAGAAATGATCGGCCACGCCATTCTACGGGCAGAAGCTGAACAGCAGGCAATCGCAGCAGAGTGAGGGCAGTAACATGGGCAAGGCAAAAAAGAAGCAGCAGCGCAAATACGAGAACTGGGAGCCGCGCGACGGCCTGGACAGGCCAACCCCGGAGCGCCGCAAGAGGGGCCATTTCCGTTTGTCGGAAACCCGTATAGCGGGGGTAACGGTCGCCATCGACGACTGCCCCGATAACGTGGCTTACCTCCACCGTGCGGGCGTTATCAACGGCAGGCAGGAAGAGGCAGCCCGCAGGTTCGAGGAAGTGTGCCGGGGTGGCATTGGCAGCGTGTCCACGCGCTCTTGTATCGACTTTAGCCCGGTGGGATACGAGGGCGACTTGGAAGACGACGAGGAAACCCGCCAGCAGGCCGAATGGCGCGAGTTGCGCAATCACATGACGCCCGTGCTGCGGAAGGAATTGGAAAAGCTATGCCGTGACCACGATCCATACATTCGCATCGCCAAGATCAAGCTGGGACTGGATCAGGCGGCGGACTTTTTCAGGATACCGGAGGACGGGGGTTGATCCGCCTCAAAAGTTGGGCTATATTTGCCCATGAACCCGTGTGTCTTGATTAGGCGCGCGGGTTTTCTGCTTTTCAGGTGAATACAAAGAAGGTTTTGCACATGGCTTGTAAGCGCAAGGGCAAGGGCCGCAAGAAGTGAACCGCGTTACGGCAGGCGAAGCCTTCTCGCTGACCTATGACGTAGGGTCGAGCGGCGAGACATACACGGCGGAAATCACGGATGCTGTTGGCCGGGTTATGGATAGCACCGTGTCGGAAAGCGCGCCAAACGTCACCGTTTCGGTAGGCGGTATTCTACTTGACGTACCCAACCTAGGCGCGGCAGGGGGGGG